GAGTATCTAAATGACGATATCAATATTTCGAATGAGATCAGCATTTTGGCTGACCCATTTGCCTATGCGAATTTTCATTCTATGCGGTATGTCGACTTTATGGGTGCGAAATGGAAAATCATTAGCGTTGAAGTCCAATACCCAAGGCTTATATTGACTGTGGGAGGTGTATACAATGGCAAGTAGACTATTTCTACAAGCCCAGTTGGAACAACTTCTGGGTAGTCCTAATGTGTATTTTCAACCACCAGAGTCGGTTAAGATGAATTACCCCGCCATCGTTTACGCGCTTGATGACCTTAAGAATGCGCATGCTGATGACGGGGTATATTTATCTTATAAGCGATACTCGGTGACGGTTATCGACAAGAATCCGGATAGCCCTTTTGTGGATATGGTTGCAAAAATGCAGACTTGCCGATTTAATCGCCATTATAAAAGTGATAACATGAATCACTGGAATTTTTCAATATATTTCTAATTAAGGAGGAACACAATATGCCTAAAATCGTTTGGGACAAAGTCGGCGAGCGACTGTACGAAACTGGATGTGACCACGGTGTCCTTTACCCCATGCAGCCCGATGGCAGTTACAATAAGGGCGTTGCTTGGAATGGTCTTACCGGTGTTACCGAAAGTCCTTCCGGCGCGGAGCCTTCTCCTATTTATGCCGATAACATCAAGTATGTGAACTTGGTTTCCAATGAGGAATTTAGCGCCACTGTCGAGGCTTATATGTATCCCGATGAGTTTGCTGAGTGCGATGGCTCTGTCGAGATCATGCCAGGTATGTTTGCCGGTCAGCAATCTCGTAAGACCTTCGGCCTGGCGTATCGTACCGTATTGGGCAATGATACTGATCTGAATGACCATGGTTACAAGCTGCACCTCGTTTACGGCTGTCTGGCTGCGCCTTCCGAAAAAGGGTACAGCACGATCAATGACAGCCCCGAAGCTGCGACCCTGTCCTGGGAGATCAGCACTACGCCTGTTGCCATTAACAAGCTGATTGATAAAAAGAAGCTGAAGCCTACCGCCACACTGACTTTCGACTCCACTAAATTTAGTCCGGACTTTATGACTAAGCTGGAGGAGATCCTGTATGGTAAAGAACCTACCACTCAGGGTGGTAATGACGGCGTTGAGCCTCGCCTTCCTCTGCCCGATGAAATCATCACGATCTTCGAAGCTCTTAATGCAGCTGCAGGCTAATCTTCAAAACATGGAGCCGTATTCAGGTAAGCTGGCGGCTCCTTTTTATTCGAAAGGAGAAAAAAATGATTAAAGAAACCATTACC